CTAGGCGCGACCGAGATCGGTCTTGATGCCCTTGCGCAAGAAGATGATCGCCAGCGCTTCCATCACGAGCTGGCTTCCAGAATAGCCGCCCAGGGCCGGCACGTCGACCCCCAGGACCTGGGCGAGCCCGACGGCCAGCATCAGGGCACCGACCACATAGGTCTTGTATCCATCCAGAAAATTCATGGTCTCGGGATCCTTTTGGGGTTCAGGTTGAAAAGAGAGGCCGGCATCCGCCAGAGCGGCGGCACGCACGGCCTCGACCCGGCTGGTCCAGCCGCGGCCAAAGCTCGCCCAGTGGGTGAGCCGCTGGAGAAAGCCCATGCGATGGTCACACAGCGCCTCGATCAGCGCGCGCGTGTCGCGCTGGGCCACCGCGCCCAGCGTAATCGGGCCCACGAATCCGTCCCGCACCACCCCGACCAGCGCCTGCAGCGCCTTGATCGCGCGGTCCGGGCCGGAATTGACCGCAAAATCAAAGAGCGCGAGATCCAGCCCGGCGGGAAGCGAGCCGGCCCGGCACCGGTCCCAGTACCGGGCCTTGTAGATCGACCCGGCCTCGGCCTTGGACAGATCGCGCACCTCGGACTTCGCCAGCGCCCACCAGGGCGCGACGCCCCGCCAGCGCGCCAGCGTCTTGCGGGTGATGCCCCTGTTGGTCGCCCCGCCCGGATCGGACGGATGATCGACATAGCCGCCCTCATGAGCGAGCACATGCGCAAGACAGATGCTCCAGCGGGTCGCGGGCATCGGCACCTCCATCGGTGATATGAGATCAGGTGTTGGTGGAATGGCTCAGCTCGAGCCAGTCGGCCCCGTGCCGGACGAGCACCAGCGTGTCGAAGGGCCCCGCGAGCACTCTGTCGGCCCCGAGCCTCAAATTGCCTGTGCCGGCACGAAACGTCAGGGTCATGCCCGCCGACCCGCAGCACACGAGCAATGCCCCATCCGCCCCGCCCGAGATCGTGTCGATGTCGTCGGCGCTCCCTGCCTCGGGCTGCGGCGTTGTCCGGCTGGTCGCCACCGCCAGCACACCGCCCGCAACCATGGGCGCGCTCTGGGCGAGCCCCATCATCTGTCCGAAACGGACGAACCCGTCTGGCGCGACGCCAAGCGCGGTCGTGAACGGCGCGCCATCGGTGCTCACGCGCAGCGCGAACTCCGCGCTCCCGAACTGGCCCAGTTGCACGCCCGTCTGCCAACCGGTCTGGAAGTCGAGCCCGGCTTCGTGGCCCGTTCCTTCGCGATTGAGCACGAGCCTGATATCCCCGCTCCCGCCTTCCCCGCTCTCGAGCGCCGCAAACAGCGCCGCCGGGGTGCGTGCCGCAAACAGGTTGACCGGATCGGGCGCGGTGCCCACGCCCAGCCCGGGCACTTCGAGGCGCGGGATGCGCCATTGCCCGTCGAGAAAGGTCAACCGGCGCGCCTCCGCCCGGTCCCAAGCGCTCCAGCCCTCGCCGGGAGAAGCGAACCGCCAGCCCCCTTGCGTCCGGATTGCGATCATCTCGCCATGGCCGGCCCAGTCTCCGGTCGGCTCCTCGCCCGTGAAATAGGCCGCGCCCTCGGCCGAGTCGGCCGGAGGCTCGGGCGTCCCGATCCCATCGAGAACGAGATGGACCAGCCCGTCGAGGACGAGGATCGCCTCATTGTGGGTCACGTGCTTTTGTGCCTGCTCGGGCGCGATCAGCGGCAGGGTGAGCCGCGCGGTCTCGGTCATGGGAACACTCCGTGTGCGGGATGGCCCGGCCCGAGCACCGGGCTCATCTGCCGGACCGTGAACTGGAACCCCGGGGCCAGCGCCCCGAAATCGGCGATCTGCGCACCTGCGTCGTAAACCGCATGGGGCGTCGTCACCTCGAAACTGCGCACCTCGATCTCCCCATCGAGGATGGCCACCCGATAGGCCTCGGGCTGGACGTCGAGCGGCACGTCGCCGAACGACCACACATCCCCGCCGACCCGCGTCCGGCGGATCCAGGAGAATGCCACGGCCCCTGTTTCGCTGTCCCGGCGCGCCTGGAGATGCACCGGCGCCAGCGGCAGAGCGGGCGCGGGGTCCAGCACCGTCTCGAGATCGGTCCCCTCCGCATCGCCCGGGCCTGCGAACGCGCGCAGCCGCCGCATTGCGCCGAGCGCCGACACCGGAACCGACAGCCGGGCGACCCGACCATCGAGCACCATTGCCATAGCGCCCTCGTGCGCCGTCACCGGCGCGGTTCCGTCGAGCCCGCGCAGAAGGCGGGACAGGCGATACCGCCCCGGCCCGATGAGCTCGGCCCGCGCAAAGCCCAGTTTCTCCCAGCGCCCGTCGGCGCCTTCGAGCGCGACGACATTGCCACCCGCGAGCGCCGCGCCATCGCCGATCGAAGCGGGGTGCCCGTCGAGCATGGTGAGCACCAGCGCCTCGCCCTCGGACCACACGCCCACCGGCCCGGGCCCGAACGGCTCCTCGACCACCCCCATATACGCGCCTTCGGCTAGCGTCAGCACATCGGCATCGGTGCCCAGATCGCGCAGCGTCACCGCTCCCGGCCAGGGCTGGGCGAAGGCGCCGGCCACCTCTTCGCTGCCCCCCGCCCCGTCGGGCAGATGCGCGACCACGATCACCGGGTCGGCCCCGACCGAGGGCACCGACACCGAGATCCGCCTGGGCGGCGGGGCGATGCTGGACACCGTCATGCTGCCATGACCTCCGGCGCGTATGGTGCGCACAAGCCCCTCGCGCACCTCCTCGACCGCTAACGGGCCTTCCCCCTGCCCGGCAACGGAAAAAAGGTCGCCCGGCTCGAGCGCGAGCAGCGAGGGCGGCAGCCGCACCTCCAGCGTATCGGCGGCCCGCAGCGCCTTGACCAGCGCACCTTCAGCCACCAGCCGTGCCGCGCCCGCCCCTAGGACGAGCCCGGTCGGCACCGCCATGGCGTTTTCCCCGCGATGGGCCACGGCGGTCACGGAGGCCGACTGGTAGTCGCGCTCCCGGTCGATATAGGCGATCGACATCCGCCCCACCGATTCCGCGGCATCGCCCTTGCGGCGGGAGACCAGAGCCCCCTCGTCCCGTGCAAGCCCGAGAGGATCGAGCGCGAGCACCGCGCGCGGATCGGGCCGCATCCAGCCCAGCCCATTGTTTCCGGCCACGATTGTCAGCTCGCCAGCATCGACCAGAGCCTCTCCGGCCTCGCGCATCGTGGCCAGCCCGTCCACCACCATGCCCTCGACCAGTGGCTGGCGCACGTCGATCCGACCTGCCGGCACCCCGTATTCCTCGGCCAGCGCCCCCAGATATTCGGCGATGCTGGCCGCACCCAACCGGCCATTGAGCCAATGACCGGTCTCGTAATTGGACGCATCGGCCCAGACGTCGGCCAGCCCGGGAAAGGCGGGAAACGGACGCGCATCCCAGCACCAGAGATAGATTCGCTCGGGATCGACCATCGGCCCGCCATAGACACCCGATTCCGGATTGCCCGGCTCGCCCGCGCTCCAATACGCGAGACATGCGCGCAGCATCTGGCGCTGGATCAGCGGGTCGGGCTCTCCGGAAGAGAAGGGCGGGCGCGCGTCCTCGGAGCTCTTTTCGTCCCCGAAGGCGTTGGGAGCGTTCGGCCCCTTGTCCACCGCCCCGCAGCCCAGTTCGGTCATCCAGATCGGCTTGGAGCCCGGCACCCATGGGGTCGGGGTTGGCGAGCGCACGCCGCCCACCCGGTTGTGGTGCGGCAGGCCCCACCAGCTCACCATGTCCTTGAGCCGGTAGACCCAGGGCTCCCCATGGGCGCCATCGGTGATCGGCGTGCGGAGCCCCGCGACCCGATCCGCGCCGCTGGCATAGAACCAGTCAAACCCCTCCCCCCCGGCGATATTGGCCCTGAGATAGTCGAGATCATGGATCGCACCGGCACGCTCGGCGTCCGCATGCCCGGGCCCGTCCCGCCAGTCGGCCAGCGGCATGTAATTGTCGATCCCCACCGCGTCGATCGCCGGATCGGCCCAGAGCGGGTCGAGGTGAAAGATCTTGTCGCCCGGCGCGTCGGCGGGCTGCAGCCCGGAATATTCCGACCAGTCCGCCGCGTAGGTGATCCTGGTCCCTGCCCGGACGATGGATCGCACTTCGCCCGCCAGCGCCCGCAGCGCATCGACAAAGGGGAAGCTGTCGGGCCCCGAACGGACGGATGTAAGCCCCGCCATTTCCGAACCAACGAGGATCGCATCGACCCCGCCCGCCGCCTCGGCCAGCGCTGCATAGTGCAGAACCATCTGCCGGTAGCCATTGGCCATGAACGCCGCGACCTGCCCGGCCGCCGCCGGGGTGCCATCGGGCGTGCCCACGACTCCGGGCGCCGGATCGCAGGTGATCCGCCCGCGCCAGGGATAGGCCGGCTGGTTTCCTCCATGGCCGTAAGGATCGGAGAGGCCATTGCCATTGGGAATATCCATCATCACGAACGGATAAAGCGTCACCGCCACCCCGCGCGCCTTGAGATCGGAGATCGCGGCGCGCACGGCACTGTCCGAAGGCGTGCCTCCATAGGCCGCCCCGCCCCCATGGCTCGAGACGATGGTCGCCGCCGAGCGCGAGATCCCCGCCACCGACCAGGTCGCGCCCTTGATCTCGCGCGGACGTCCCTCCACGCACGGTTCGACCCGGCACTGGGCGCACCGGAGGTCGGTGCCGAACCAGGAAACCACGAGCCCCACATGCGAGAGGTTCGGGCACAGCGCCACCAACTCGTCGATCGAGATGTCCCAATCCGAACGCCGCCCGCTCGCATGGGTGTTTTCCGGCGCGGTCCGGCCCCGGCCCAGCACCTGCACCCTCGGGGTGGGATCGTATCCGAACTCGGTAGCCCCGGGGATCACGCACACCGCGCGGATCGCCGGCTCGAGCGTGCCCACCGGACGGCATACCTCCACCGAGAGATTGGGCAGCCTGTTGCCGAACTGGCTGAGGGGCAATTGGTCGAACACCAGATAAGCCAGCCCGCGATAGCCGGGCACAGCCCCTTCGCCCTGCGCCGCTTCCATCACCCCGTCTGGCACCTGTTCGGCTCCGCCCGTATGGATCGCGATGTCCAGCCCGTCGGTTTCGAGCAGCTTGCCGTCGGCCCAGATCCGGCCCACATGGGCGATCGTGCCTTCGCACAGCGCCAGCGCGAAGGTCGCGACGATCTCCTCATGCCTCGGCTCGCTGGACTGGCGCTGGCCGCCGCCCTTGCCGCCGGAGCTACGCGCCGCGATCCGGCGCAACCGGGTCGCCCAGATGATGTTGCCCGAGATCCGCGCCCAGCCATAGACGCGCGGGATCGGGACACCCTCGCTCGACCCGGTAACCCTGATGTCGGCGCCCGCGGCGCTTGTCCGCCCCGCGTTCCGGTCGGAAAACAGCGCGCTGTCGACCGCGCTGCCCGCCAGCGCGCCGACCGCCCGGCCGATGGTCGCCCCGATCGGGCCGCCGATCACCCCGCCCACCACCTGGCCGGCCAGCGATAGTGCCAATGTCGCCATGACTTCTCTCTCTCGGATTGCCGACGCATGCGCGCCGATTCAGCAGGCTCTCAGCGGCGCGGTGGAAACGCGAAGACGCCGGCCAGCCGCGCTCGCCAGCGCGCGTCCAGCCGCGCCTGCACCACCCCCACCTGCTCCTGGGCATGGACGAAAACGTCCTGCCCGCTCATCACCCCGCAATGGCGCACGTCGAGCCGGCGCGAGAGCCGGAACAGCACCACATGCCCCGCCTCGGGACCGCCTTCGACGGGCTGGAGATGCCGGAACGCCGCCGCCTCGAGCGATATGCCCTCATCGCCCCGGCGCCAGTCCGGACTGTAGGGCGGGATCGGCTCGGCCTCCCGGCCGTAAAGATCGCGCCAGATGCCGCGCACCAGCCCCAGGCAATCGCAGCCCGCCCCCCGGGCAGCCCCCTGATGTCGGTAGGGCGTGCCGATCCAGCCCTTCGCCAGCCCGGCCACATCTGCTGCCCCCGTCATCGCACCAGCACCCCGCCATCGAGCCGGTCGCTGTCGGTGGGATAGCGCAGGATGAAGTCATTGCCCGGAATGTGCGGAAAGCCCTGGAAGTTGACGCCATTGCCGAATTTGGTGCGGCAGGTCGCGAACTGCTTGTCGCAGCCGGCAAAGACCTCCAGCCCGTCGCCCGGGACCAGCCATTCGCCCACGGGGCGCGAGAACCCGAGCGTCGCGCCCGCGTGGCGCAGCACCCCGTCCTCGATCCCGTCGCGCCTTCCACCGGCCCAGCGCACATGGCCCAGAGCGAACCAGCCATCGTCAAATTCTTCCAGACCGGCCACCTCTGCCGTGAACGGATCGGTGACCGCCACCACACTCGCCTCCGCCGTCCAGGCCGGCGCCGAGAGATCGATGCCACACCGCCCGTCGCCCAGCCGCGCATCGCACAGATGATGATAGAGTCGCCCCTTGCGCCGGTTGAGCGCGTGCTGGCCCGAGCGCAATTCGGCGCGAAAGACCCCGTCCTCGCGCACGATCTCGCCGATGGTGTCGACCCCGATCAGCGCGCGCTCGTCCACCTGCCGCCAGTTCACCCGCCAGCTTTCCACCCGCGCGCCGTCATACCGGCCCAGAACGATATCGTTCTCGGTGATCGACTCGGCATGGAGCACCCCCATCACCTCGCTGGTCTGCACCTGCGCCCCGGTCCGCTCGACCGTCTCGCTGCCATCGAGCCCATGGGCGGGCGCAAACACCTCCCCCTCGAACGCCAGTGCAAGGTCGTGGTCGGTGAACCCGAGCACCACGCCATCCGCCCGCGTGATCCGCCAGCACCAGCACAGGGTCGTTGCCCCGCTTGCGATATGGGTCGCAAAGCCTTCGGAAAACTGCCTCATTGGTCCAGCACCTCCACAAGCGGAATGTCGGGCACGACCGCCGCATCGAAACCCGAAAGCTCGATATCGAGCCGGTCGGTGTCGAAACGCACCGGAACATCAAAGAGAAAGCCCGCCGTCACCGCAGCCCCGACCCCGGGCGGCTCATCGAGCGTCACGATCCCCGATAGCGCATCGACCGTGAACGCCCCCGGCGCCAGCGTCACCCCGTCCACCGCCACCACGACGCTCGCGGCCACGGGCTTGGTGATCGGGCGCAGATAGGGATCGAACCCGGCCCCGTAGCGCTTGGTGAGCGGGAAATCGCGATTGGTCCCGTCCCCCGTGCCCAGCAGTTGATCCCCCGGACCCGGCTCTCCCCCCAGGGGGTGGGACGAGAAGTCGAGCCCGTCGCGCCACAAAAACGAGTGGAACCGCCCGCGCCGCTCCTCGAAAAATGCCAGCACCGCCAGCATGTCGACCCGCGACTTGACGCCATATCCCGCGTTGTAGCGCCGCCGGGAATGGGCCCAGCGGCTGTTGCGCTCCTCGTGGCCCGAACCGAGCGTCACCACATCGGTCAGCCGCTGGGGGCCGCCGCGCGCGCCCAGCGCGATGTCGAGGGGAAAGCGGACCGGATGAAATCCCATGATCAGGTCCCCCGTCCGCCCCGGCGCACGGCCCGGGCCAGCATCGCCGAGACTTCCGCTTCCGCGGCAACGAAACTGCGCGCGTCCTGCGCCGCCACGTTGAAGGTGACGTTGACCGCCTGCCCGCCCGTGCCTGCGGCCACCCCGAGCCGCCCGTCCGGTCCGCGCCGCAGCGGCATGATCGCCTCGGGCCCGGCTTCCCCCGCCAGCCCCCAACGCCCCGGCATGGGGAAATAGCTTGGCGTCGAGATTACCCCGCCCTTGGCGAAGGGCTGGACCGGCCCGAGCGCCGGATTGAACGCGGCAAACAGGCTCTCGATGGAACCGCCCACCATCTGCCCGAGCGGCCGCAGCGCCGCCTTGAGCGCGATGTCGGCGAACGACCGGCCGATATCGGCCAGGAGCCCCCGCAACGAACGGCCTTCCATCATGGCCCCGCGCAGCGAGCGGGTCAGCGTCGATCCCACCGAATTGCCCAGATCGCGTATGCGTTCGAGCTCGATGGTGGCGTCGCCCAGCTCGCGCTCGAACGCCTCTCCGAAAATCTCGCTCATCTGATCCCCCTGTCAGGATGGCTTGCCATCAGCTTTTCCAGCCCTGCCCTGTTCAGCGCTCCAGTCCCGGCGCGTCCGGAGAGCCCGGCATGGGCGGCGGCCAGCTCGCGCGGGGTCATCGCCCAGAACTGGGCCGGGCTCAGCCGCAGGATGCCGAGCCCGAACCCCATGGCATCGGACCAGGGAAAGCCGGTCATGAGGGGCCTCCCTCCGCGCCCCCGAAGGTCGCGCGCAAGAGCCGCGCGGCGATCTCGGCAGCCCCCTTGAGCCCGTCTTCGATCGCGAGCCGGGCCAGATCGTCGTCGGTGATCGCGTGCCCGGCCCCGCGCAGGCCGGCGCCCAGGATCGATGTGAGGTCGCGGGCGGAGATCCGGCCCTCGGCGAACCGCTCGACGAGGCCGTTGAGGTCTCCTGCCTGCAGCCGCGCCTCGAGCTCGGCCAGGGCGCCGAGGGTAAGGCATAGGGTCATCGTCTCGCCGCCGATCACGGCGTCGATTTCGCCCCTTTTGGGGTTGGCCATGTCTGTGTCTCCAGTGCGCCAGTGAAAAAGCGCCAAATAGGGTTCAGTCCGCGGCAAAGGTCAGCTCGCCGGCGCTCTCGAGCGCCAGCTCGAACGTCACCTCGCCCGAATGATCGCCGGCGAACTCGAGCGCCACGACCTGGAACGGTCCCTCGACTACGCCGAAATCGGGCAGGATGAGCTGCCAGCGCCTGATCGTCCCTGCAAAGAACAGCGCCCGGATTTCGGCGTCCGACTGCCGGTCCTTGAAGATCCCCGAGCCCGAAACCGATGCGCGCCGGATTCCGCCGCCCGACAACAGCTCGCGCCAGCGCCCGGCGCTTTCCGCATCGGTGGTGTCCACGCTTGCGGCGTTGAAGGCGAGGGACTTGGTGCGCATCCCCGCCACGGTCAGAAACTCCCCCGATCCCGCCGGATCGAGCTTCAAAAGCATGTCCTTGCCGCTCTGGGCCGTCATCGGGTCACTCCTCGCTCGGTTCGGAGAAAAGCCGCAGTTGCACCGCGGCGCGGGCCCGGCCCGTGGCCAGGTCGATGGTCGTGTCGGTCCGCACGTGCCGGCGCAGCGTCAGCCGGGTGTGCGCAGGCGCAAGGGCGCCGGCGGTCGCGATCTGCTCGATGCGATAGGCGATCTCGAGCGCCGCCCGCCGGCTCGGCTCGGCGCTCCAGCAATGGACCGTCAGCCGATGTTCGAGCCCGGGGGTCTCGTCGCCGTCGCGCGGAGCCGTGTCATGGCGCAGGATCGTCACATAGGGCGGCTTTGCCCCTTTGGGCGGCGCATCGAAGATCGCGCCCTCACCCACCAGCAGGGCCAGCGGCGCGTCCGCGCGCCAGGCCGTGACCAGAGCGGTCTGGATGTCGGAAGCGGGGTCCATCTCAGCCCACCATCGCGCTTTCGACGCACTGGCAGGCGAGATAGGCCCGGCGTCCGTTGATGTCCTCGACAGAGGCGATCTCGAGCGCCCGCCCGCGATAGACGATGCGGTCGCCCGGCCCGATGTCCTTTCTGAACCTCAGGGTCACCTCATGGGTCGCACGCCCGGTGCGCCCGTCGCTCTCCTCGGCAAATCGCCCCGCCCGCGAGCGCACGCGCGCCCACACACTGCCCAGCGGCACGAAAATCGCCTCGTGCCCACCATCGTCTGTGGAGCTCGTCTGTCGGCTCTGAAGCTGCACGCGGTCGCGCAGCGTGCCGATGGGCGGTGTCGCACCCCTCACAGCCCCATCCTCCGGTAGCGCGAGACCAGCCGGTCGAACCCCGCGGGCACCACCGCTCCGGCCCCGGCGACGATCACTGCGTCGCGGTTCTCGTACCAGTATCCCACCAGCACCAGCAGCGCCTGGATGAGATCGCCCGGCACCTCGGCAGGCTCGGTGGCCAGCCCGGCGACATAGTCGATCTCGATGCCCATGCGCGCCCGCACCCCGCCCGCGCCCTGCACCTGGGCGGGCACGAGAAGCCGCGCCGGCACCGCCCCGGCGTCGAAGCTGAACCCTTCGGTGTCGATCTCCTCGGGCGTGCCTTCTCCGTCATGGGTTCGCACCTCTGTGATCGCGATCACCGGGCCGACCGGCAGCCGCACCTCCCCGTCCCCGGGCCAGGCGTCGAGCACCACGCGCCAGGACTGGGCCAGCAGCGCGCGGCCGGTGATGCCCTCGATATGAATGCGCGCTGCCGTAATCAGCGCTTCGATCAGCCCGTCCTCGGCGTCGTCCTCGACGCGCAGCCAGGCCTTTGCCCGGACGAGCGCAATCGGCTCCTCGTCCGGTCCGGCGAGCAGATAAGATGTCATGGTTCGTCTCTGTTGGTGGTTCTTGTGGTTCGCCGTGAAAGCGTAGGCCCGATGAGGCGTCTTCCGCTCCGCAGTTCAGCGCTGGGGCACTTGCCTTCCCCCCTTGCGGGAGCAGGTGGCCGCGAAGCGGTCGGATGAGGGGTCCTCTGCCGCAACCAGGGCTTTGCGGACCGGATGGTCCCCAAGCCGCGCCTGGTCCGCGGCCCTCATCTACTCGGAGAACTTCAGCAGCTTGATCGCATCATAGTCGGCAATCCCGCCGCCCACGCGCTTGGTGGTGTAGAACAGCACATAGGGCTTGGCCGAATAGGGATCGCGCAACACGTTCACCCCCTGCCGGTCGACGATCAGATACCCGCGCCGGAAGTCCCCGAAGGCGATGGGCGTTGCGTCGGTGGCGATGTCGTGCATGTCCTCGGCTTCCACCAGCGGGAAGCCCATCAGCCGGGCCCGCCCGTCCGGGGTAGCCGCCGGCTGCCAGAGATAATTGCCGTCCGCGTCCTTGAGCTTGCGGATCGCCGCTTGCGTGCGCCGGTTCATCATCCAGGTGGCGTTCTGGCGATAGCCGGCCTTGAGCGCATAGACCAGGTCGACCAGCACGTCCGAGGCGTCGGCCGGCGCGGACCCGCCGGGGAACGCCCCATCGACGCCGGTCGCGACAAACCCCAGGCTCTCCCAGGCCCACTCCGCCTCAGCGACAGTGGTCGCAGATAGAAAGCCCCGCGGCTTGTTGTTTCCGTCACCGGTGATGAACGCCGCCGTCTCCTGCTCGGCAAAGGCCGCGTTCACCTCCTCGGCGATCCACTGGCCCACATCGACCACCGCATCGTCGAGAAACATCTGGGTCGCCGCCGGCATGGCGTAGAGTTCGGTGGTCGGGAAATTGAGCTCGTCGAGCGTCTGGGCATTGGTCTGGCTGCGCGCGGCGGATTCGCCCACCCAGCCGGTCTGGGGCCCGCTCACCGTGATGGGCTTTTTGTAGACCGAGGACGACACCTGCCGCACCCCGCAGATCGCCCGCATCGGCGAGACCGCCGTCAGCAGCCGCGACAGTTCCGTCTCGGTTTCGGCGGGCACCAGATAGCCGCCCTCCTCGCCCGATCCGGCCCGCAGCGCCTTTTCCTCGCCGTGCTTGACGTAGGCCGAGAACGCTTCCTTGTATTCGTCACCCGAATGGGCGCGTCCGCCTTCGAGCGACGGCCGGGCCCGCTCGATCGCGGCCTTGTCGAGCGCCGCCTTGTGCCCGTCGAGGATGGTGTTGAGGCGCTCGAGCTTGTCCTCGATCAGGGTGTCGGCGCCCCCGCGTTTTTCCAGTTCGCCCAGCCGGGCGTCATTGGTCGATTTGAACTCCTCGAACGCCGACATGAACTCGCCGAACAGGGCAGCCACATCGCCATTGGCGGGCACAGAAGCGGCCTTGTTCTCAAGGCGCGGAGCATCGGATACGGTCATTGTCCATCCTTTTTGGTTCTCATCAGTCGCGCCGCCGCGCCAAGCGTTGCGGCCAGTCGGGCGGCGTCGCCGCCCGGTGCGGCGCCGATCCGCGCCGCATCCATCATCGGGAAGGTGACGATGGAGATTTCCCACAGATCGAGCGCCCACAGCCGGCGGGTGCCCGATCTCTGTTCCCGGGTGGCGCGCACGGCACGGAACCCGATCGAAAGCCCGTCCAGCCCGCCCTGGGCGATCAGGTGCCGCAGGCTCGCTGCCCGTGGCACGCCCTCGAGCAGCCGACCGGCCACCTTCAGGCCCGTCGCGTCCTCGACCGCCTCTTCCCAGACGCCCACCGGCTCCTTGGGGTCGTGCTGGAACAACAGCCGGATGCGCGCCGGCCCGCGCAGGGCGAGCGAAGCGGCAAAGGCCCCTGGCATCACGATGTCCCCGCCCTGGTCGCGCCGCCCGAAAATCGAGGCGTAGCCGGAAAACCGCCCATCGGCGTCGATCACGACGCTCATTTGCGGCCCTGCCGTTCGCTCGCGGCTCCCGATTTGCCCGGCCGGGCGGCCAGCGTGCCCGCAAGGTTCCAGGCGAACTGCCGGAACACCCGCGTCGCCCGCGCGTCGGGTTTGGCGCCCTGGCTCTGCTTTTTGCTCATGATCTGTCCCTGTTGCTGAACAGCCTGTTGAGGTGCGCGATCTCGGTCACGAAAGCATTGAACCGCCGGTTCGCCGCCCCCAGCTCGCGCAACAGCACCAGGCACCCCCAACTCGCCGCCCCCGCCCAGAGAAACAGCGCCAGATGAGCCAGATCCCCGCGCTCGAGCACGGCATGAGTGATTTCATTCATGTGACGATTGCCTACGGAATGGTCCGAAGTTCGAACTCTGCTCGGTTCTTCTAGACTTGGTGAGCTGCACAGACGCAGCGTCAGGAGATTCGCGATGGCGAAAGTGAACCCGTTTCGTTCCCGGCTTCCCGGGACCAAAGTTCATCACGACAACAACGCTTGCACGGAAGGAAACAACATCGAGAGCAGAAACCGGGTAGCGGGCACCGGTGGACTGCCCAAATGCCAGCGTTGCAAAGAACTTTAGAACGTTTCCCCGCCCCGGGAGAGGTCAGGCTTGAGCCTGGACACCGCCGCTGGCCCACGAGCCCCCCTCTCCCCTTGAGGGAGAGGGGTCGGGGGTGAGGGGTGGACCGCGGCCCCACCAGCCACCCGCTACTCCCCGAACCCCACCAGCTCACGCTTCTCGGCGTCAGTCAGAAACCCGGCTTTCCCGATCCGGTCCCATTCAAGCGCCCGCTCGGCCGCCAGCGCCTCGATCACGTCGAAATCGGGCACCAGCGCCGCGCCGCCGAACGCCGGGGCCAGCCATTGGCCGAGCGCGGCGGCAACGCTCTGGACCAGCGGGATCACCGTCTGGCGCCAGAGGGCCCGGCTTGCTTCGGCATAGTTGGCATAGGTGTTGTCCCCGGGAATGCCGAGCAGCATGGGCGGCACGCCGAAGGCCAGCGCGATCTCCCGCGCCGCCGCGTTCTTGGCTTCGAGGAAATCCATGTCCTTGGGCGAAAGCCCCATCGACTTCCAGTCCAGCCCGCCATCGAGCACCATGGGCCGGCCCGCGTTCATCGCCCCTGCAAACCCGGCCTCCAGCTCGTCCTTGAGCCGGCGGAACTGCTCCTCGGTGAGGTTCTCGCCCGCGCTGTAGACCAGCGCCCCGGAGGGCCGCGCCGCGTTCTCGAGCAGCGCCCGGTTCCAGCGCGTGGCGGCGTTGTGGGTCTCAAGACTTTCCTGCGCCGCCTGGAGCGGGGACATCCCGTAATGATCGTCGAGCGGATGGAACAGGCTCAGATGCAGCACGCGCGGTATGGGCGCGGTGTCGAGCATCAGCCGGGTTGTCGTCCCGCCCACGGTGTAGCCATAGCCGATCGGCCAGCCATCCCGGCCCGCGATCACCGCCATGCGGTCGGGCCGCAATCCGTAGAGCCCCTTGACCTCCCCATCGGCGATCGCCGCGTCGATGAACGCGTTCCCCGCCGTCTGGAGATAGCAATAGACCGCCTCGAGCAGCGCGCTGCCCGTCTGGCGGCGGTTGGGCCGGGCGATCAGATCGAGCATGGGGTGCTCGGTCAGCACTCGCGCCCCGTCGCGGACCTCGAAAGGCACCCGCGCCGCACTCTGGGCCACCAGCCGCACGCAGCGATGGACCACCGGATTGCGCGCAAAGCCCTCATTGGCCAGCGCGACGAACCCTTTTCGCGGGCTCGCCCCCTCGCCCAGCGGGCTGAGCGCGAAGAGCGTCTGGCTGCCCGCCGTCTTTGTCTCAGCAGGCGCGCGGACGCGGCCGGCAACGAGCCGGTCGAACCAGTTCGGCATGTGTTGATATCCCTTCCTGGCAGCGGGCGCCTCCGCCGCGGCTCGACCGCCGGCGACCGGCACAAGGAGTGCGCTCCCGGCGCCCCGCCCACTGTTCCCATCATGTCAGAACCATACCCCAGCCCCGTGACGGGGGGATAAGTATTCGCTTTTCACCACCGCGCCCGGGGCACGCCGCCGCCCCTGAGCAGCAATTCGCGCAGCGCCCAGACCAGCGCGTCCAGCCTGTCGGGCGAATGGCCCTCTGCCATCCCGTCGACCCCGAAAGCGCACATCTCGTCCTCGAGCTGGGGGAAGGAACCCGCGTGGCTCACCTTGCCCTGCGCATAGAGCGCCGCGACCGGTTCGGCCCGCAGCCATTTGCCCCGGGTCGCGCGCACCGAGCGCACCGGCACCAGCGCATCGACCTGGGCGAGCACCTGCTTGACCATCTCCCCACCCTGGTTGACCTCCGCGATGATCGCGTCGGCCCCGAATTCGTGAAACGCCTTGATCGCCACGCGCGCCCAGCCCACCGGGGTCATCCGGGACACCGTGCGGTCGGCCAGCACCACGGCGATCCCGCCGCGCCGGCCCGCCACCACGATCCCGCACGAATCCGCGCCCTCGGCGCTCGATGCGGGAGGATCGACCGCCACCACCACCCGTTCGAGTTCGGGCACGATCGCGATCCGTACCGCTTCGAGCCCGTCACGGGTCCAGAGCGCGCCGGGCCTGTCCTCGATCATTTCCCCATCCAGTTCCTGCCGGCCCAGCGCCGTGCCGCGATAGCGTCCCACGACCGCGTCGAGAAATCCCGGCGCGAGATTGTCCGCGTTCTCGTCGGTCCGCATGCGCGTGATGACCGTTCCCGGCTCGGCCAGCAGCCGCTTGAGCAGCCGTGTGGGCCGGGGCGTCGTCGTCACGAGCTGGCGGGGGTGATCGCCCAGCCGCAGCCCGAATTGCAGCATGTCCCAGGCCGCCTCGGCCTTGGGCCATTTGGCCAGCTCATCGCACCAGGCCGCCGCGAACTGGGGGCCGCGGAACCGCTCGGGGTCGTTGGCCGGCAGCACCAGCCCGATCGCCCCGTTGGGCCACTCCACCCGGTCGCGACCGGAATCGTATCGCGGGCGCGTGCCCTCGCGCCCCAGAGCCAGAAGCCCGGAGACACCCTCCACCATCACGGCCCGCGCCTCGGTCATGGTTTCGCCAACGAGCGCGATCGGGCTCATGGGCCGTGAGCCGATCGCAAGGCCCCGCACCCATTCGGCGCCGGCCCGCGTCTTGCCCGCCCCGCGCCCGCCGACCAGCAGCCAGGTCACCCAGTCGCCAACGGGGGCAAGCTGGGCGGGCCGCGCCTCGAGCGTCCAGTCGTCGACGAGCCCCCTCGCCTCCGCGAGCGGGATCGCCCTGGCGATCGCTTCAGCCGTTCGTCTGTCCAAACCGCATGATCCTGTCTGCCAGCCGCGTGCGCAGCTCTTCTGCCTCGGGTCCGCTCAGGCGCCTGGGGCGCCGGGCGCGTTCGGCCTCGTCGAGCGCGATCAGCCGGTCCATGGTGCGCGTGAGGGTTTCGAGAAGGCGCACGTCCGGGAGCGTCCCGTCCCCGTCCGCGCCCATCTTCTCCTCGATCTGGCTCACCTGCCGGTCGAGCAGGCGCATCAGCCGCGCAATGAGCTGGACCCGTGATGCGGTCTGCCGCCCCGCGCGCCGGGGCATCCACTGGCCTGCCCGCCTGGCCTTGGCCAGGGCGTCGAGCGTGATGCCGTACCGCTCGGCGATGGCGCGCGTGGGCTCGGGCGTATCTTCATAGGCGCGCCGCACCGCGGCCCAGTCGACCCCGTCGGACAT